CGATTGCATCTGTAGCAATTCTTTTAATAACCTCTTTGTATTTTACATTAGGTTTAACTTCGATTCCACCATTTGCAATAGTTGAACCTGATAATAATGCAGCAGAGATGTACTTTCCAGCAAATTCTCCAGCATAGGTAGTTGTAATACTTGTAGTAGTAGCCATAATTTATTAATTAAAAAGTTTTGCCATAACTATGTCTTGTGTAGTCATTTGGCGATTAGTTGATATTTTATTTAGTTTAACTTCGTTTTTAACTTCAGGAGAGTGTGTTAATGGTTCAACAACAACTTCTGAACTTAATTCTTGTTTTACTGATTTTAATTCAGCAATTTGTGCTTGTAGTTTTTCAATTTCAGCAAAGAACATTTCTTTAGAAACTGATTCTACAATTCTTTTAGGAGTAGCAACTTCAGCTTGTGCTTCAACTTCTACTTCAATTTCAGCTTCTGGAGCTTCTTCTTCAGCAACAGGTTCTTTAATTTCAGCAATAACACCTTCAACGGTTACAACTAAAATCATACCATCTTCTAATTCGTATTCTCCAACTGGTACAGGAATTTTCTCCTCGCCATTAACAATAAAAACAGCATTGTCTGTTTCAAAAGCATCAGCTTCTATAACAGTAACTCCATCTTTAAGTTTCATTTGAGCAAGATTTACATCCATACCCAAAAGAGTTTTGATTTCATTAATTACATTCATATTTACTTATTTAATTATTATTAGTCTGCTAATCCTGCTATTAATTTATCTACAGAATTATATCTCTTTTTTGCAACACCTGCTTGATAAGTAGCTCTATCAAAATCAGCTTTAGCGTTTGGAGGTAATTCAAGACCAATTTGTCTTGCTAATTTTTGTAGTTCAGCATATTGCGTTAAAACATCATCATATCCTTTTAATGAATTTAAAGCATCAATTTTATAACTTAATAAAGCATCTTTAGCTTTTGTTTTTGAAGGCGCAACTTTATCTAAAGCTGTTTCTGCAGAAGCTACTGCTTTTTGAAAAGAAGCTAAATCAGCTAATTCAATTTTTTCACTTTTCAATTCTGTTTTTCCAAACAAAGCATTCATTACTAATTTTTCAGTAGTCATAATTTTATTTTTTATATTAATTATTATTATTTAATTTTGTTATAAATTACGAACTTATACCAGTTATAACTCTTGCGCTATTCGTGTTTGTAACCGTACTTGTTTGTTGTCCTACTGTAGCGCCGATTCCTTGTTCTGATAATTCTCCTTCGCAACATTTAGAACTATAAGTTCCATCTTTACATAAACATCCTCTTTTACCGCCTTTTGGCGAACTTGTTTTATTACTCATAATTTTATTTATTAATTTCAGCATTAGTTATTATTGATTTTATCTTTTCTATTAATTTATCTTGTATTAATTGTGAAGATAATTTTTGCTCATCACTAAAATATCCTTCAACACTTATTCCTAAATAAGTTCCATCTTTAATTTCTTGCCAAACTTTATCGTTTTCAATACTCATAATAACAGCCCAAGAACCTTCTGCAGCGTTTAAATTATAAATAGCAGATTTGTCCATTTTAGGATTTTCTACTATCCAAGATTCAACAACTGAAACACCATCTACTTCTGTTTTATGTTCTAATGTAGCGTTATTATTATTTAGTTTTTTTAAATATAATTGACCTGCTTTTTTTACAGTTTCTTTTGAAAACTTAATATTGTATTCGTAATCGCCATTTCTTCTGTAAATCAATTTATCAGGTACTAAAGCTAAACCTATAATAATTCTTTTTTCATCATCAATAGATTTAAATTCTATTCTATGATTATTTAAAGCAACCCAATTTTCTTCTGTAGCAGGAAACTTTACTAAACTTAACGCCTCTATTCCATCGTTGTCAGCAGTTTCATCAATAAATAATTCTATTGTTTCTAAATTTTTCATATTTTTTATATATATTTTTATAATAAATTATTTAATAATTTGTTTATCCTAGACTCGCGTTTGTTACAATATTTCTATTCAATGCTTGTCCTGTAGTTACATCTCCAGCAACTACATAAGTTTTAATTGGAGGTTGTTCTTGTCCTAATGTTTGTGCTAATTGATTTACACCTGTATTTCCTACTACGTTAAATTGTGGAGCAGCTCCAGCACCACCACCTTCTCCACCAACAGCACTTCCACCTGGAGAACCACCACCTCCTAAAGCAGATAATCCTTTTGCAGTAGCAGCAATAGTTGCGGCAATTCCAATTCCAGCACTTACGTTATTCATAGCTGCCTCAGCTGTCGCTAAAGCAACTCCTCCAGGAAGTAACGCGTATTTTAATCTTGCAGCAGCATTAGCAGCTTTTGTATTTATAATTATCTTTGCAATACCAGCAGCACTTTCAGCCATTAATAATGCTTTTTGTAATCCTTTGTTCTTTTCAAACAATCCTTTTAATAATCCAATTCCACTTGATATATTATTAAAGGCGCTTTCTTGAATTGCTTTTTTTGCGTCAGCAACTGCTTGTTCATCTGCTATTTTTTTATCGCTTATTATTTTTGAATCTGCTAATTCTTTTTCAGCTTGTGTTTTTGTAATTGCATCTAAATTTTCATTATGCGTTTGAGTTAATAACGCTGTATCTAAATTATTAGCTTCAAGAATTGCTTTCTTTTCTAAATATTCTCTTTGTTCTTTTTGAGCAGGACTTTCTTTTGATTTATTTAACTCATCTAAAATAGCCATTGCATCTTTAGCAGATTGCATTTGTGCATCTAACTTTTCTTTTGCTATCCTATCTAATTCAGCTTTTTCTTCTTCAGCTTTTTTAATTGCTTTGTCTTTAGCTTTCTGTTCGTTTTCTGCTTTTTTCTCTAATGCAGCTTTTCTGTTTTCTTCTCGCTTTTCTATTTCTGCTTTTTCGGATTCTGTTAGTTCTTTTGAACCTTCAGTAAAACGTTTCATACTTTCTCCGTATGATTGTTGTGTCTTTTTAAAACTTCCGCCAACTTGGTCTATACCTTCAGAAATAGCATCTCCGTCTAAAGTGAAAATACCTTTTAAGATTTTCATTGCCCCACCACCTGATTCTTTTAAGAAAGTAAAGTAAGCCATCATAGCAGAATAAACTGCTCCAATACCTTTTGTAACATAAGGCAAAGCATCTGTAGCTAAATCAACCATTGTATTAAATAATGGTTCTACTGCTCTAAATACTCCTTGAAATATTTTTTTAATTCCATCTAATAAAGGTTGCAATTTTTTCATTGCTCCTTCGTTTTCAGAGAATGCAGCAACTAATCCACCAAGTAAAGAAACTATTAATCCAATTCCTGTAGCTTTTAATGCACCACCAAAAGATTGTGTAGCTACTTTTGCTCTATTAATAGAAGTACCTAAGGCGCCTAACGGTCCACCAGCCATTTCTAAACTATCAACCCAATCGGATGAAGCGTTCTTAGAAGATTTAATTTTATCTTCTAAATCATCTATTTGATTATATAACTTTTTAAATTCTTCAGAACCAGCAGCAGTATCTTTTAATTGTCTTTTAAGTTGTCTTAAACCCGCAATAGATTCTTCTACGTTACTTCGAATATCTAATTCAACTACTTTCTTTTCCATTCTCTTTTTAATTTATTAAATCCTTGTTTCCAAGTAGTTATTAATTGATATTTTCCTTTTGCAATCTCTATTGTTTCGCTTTGATTGTAATGTGCATCTAAAGCTAACATATCTAATATGTGTTTAAGCATCTTGTTGTACGAATAAATAAGTTATTAATGATGAAACTCCATCTTTGAAATATTCCAAATTGATAGTTCCAGTTCTTTCTACTCCACTTGTATTTGGGTCTATAATTACTTGTAAAGCTGTATCTTCAACGCAATCTGAAACAGAAACATATTTAACAAATCCTCCTGATGTTTGAGGTAATATATTAAAGCTATCATATTCGTTTTTATATATAGTGTATTCAATTTCTTTTTCTGTATTGTCAACTCTTATAAAATCAGAAGAACTTAATTTATAACCAACTGTTGATGCAGCGTCTGTTCCTCTATAATCGTTTATCAATTCTAAATCAGTTTCTCCTGTTGTTAAATCAGTTGTAAAAGAATTTATAATATATCTTTTATCTCTAATTATTAATCTATCATTTAATTTTAAACCTAACTTTGTTCCAAATCCATTTGTAGTATTTGAACCAAGTAATTTATCAGGAAATACAGCTTTAACTTTTATAATTCTAGTCTTTGGATTATAAATATTTCCTATATAATTTTCGTAAAATCGTCTATAAAGTCCATTACTTGCGTTTAAACCATACCAAGGCGATTGATATTCCCCAAAGTTAGAACTCATTAAATAATTTAAATCAGTTGGAACGGTTGTCATTTCATTTGAAAATCTATTGTAAGAAGTTATTGTTGTTGGCGAAGTTAAAGTTGTTAAATAAATAGGGTCTGATAAACTTTGCAATCCATTACAATATAAAAATATCGGCTTTGGAGTGTATGGTTTTAAATCCTTATCAATAATCGTTGCCGTTTCAAAGTTATAAGTTATGCCTCCATAAGTTGCTCGTTCAAACATTACATTTTCAAATGGCAATTTAATTTCATAATTTGAGGTTTCATTCATATTGACATTATCGAGAACCAAATCCCCATATTCTAAATTGAAAGTTCTATAAAACGCATTGTTTAAAATGTTTGCCGATTTTTCGTATTTAAAATTGATTGATTTAAATAGTTTTGGTCGCTCAATGTCAGCATCTTCGGAACGTATGTACTCTGTTACATCGTTTATATTTCCTGCATTATAATATAATTCTAAAGGTACTAATTCAAATGATGTTGTAGTGTTTGGTATTATCATTAAATTAAACATTTTAAGTAACCCACTAAAAAAATCAACAACACTAATATCAGGTATATAATTTGCTATTTGAATATTTCCTACTGTTGTTTGAAACGGACTGTGTGCGTATGATTTTGATTCAAAGAAAATACCTCCTGTCGTTATTTTTTGTCGTCTATACATTAAAGATGTTCTTATTGACATTGGTCCTTCACTACTAACTTTAAATGTATATTGCCAAGAATTACTCGCGTTTGTTGGAATAAAAGAATCTAAAACAACTTCAAGTGTTCCGATTAAATTACTAAAAACATTTAATAAAATTCCATTTTTATAAACGTGAAATGTATAAGGCACAGTTTCATAACCAGTATTTGGAACTGCTGTAAGGAATATCATTATTTGCCTGCCTTGAGCCTGAGCATTATTGAAATAATATTGACTATTTGTTGTTAATACATCGGTAGCTAAATTAAACTCAGGAAACGCTGCGCCAGTTGTTGTTGTAAAATTTATCGCAAGCTCTTCAGTTGGAACAGATAATTTTTCAGCATTTTTACAATATAACCAAAGATTTTTCCATTGCAATAAATTTAAAAAACTACCTGTAAAAGTAATTCCATATTTTGTTTGAATAGAATCAATTATATCTTTTAATTTGATAGCAGGAAATAAATCATTCCATTTAATTGCTCCAGTTGATAATGTAATATCGTTTGAAACACTTGTTGTTTTATATTCGTATTTTTTAGCACTGCCAATAATCGGGTACATAACCGTGTATGGGGTTGATGCTTTTAACCTATCTTTTACTTCTGTTGGATTATATAAATGATTAAACCCAGGTGCGGTAAAAGGTAAAGTATTCAATTTGTCGTCTTTGAATAAGTCTTTTAGTTGCGTTAAATTACCATAAAATGTAATAGTATAACTTTCAATCCTTCCGTTTTTCTTATTGGCTTTTTCTAATTGGAATTTCCCCTCTTTAAATAGAATAGTATTGATTTCAATATATCCGTTGTAACGTTGCCCGTGTAAGAATCCATTGTCAACTTCACTTTCATACCAATGTTTAAATATAGAATTATTATGGTCTGAAGCAGGTACTGTAAAACTTTGAGAATAGTCTGTAAATACTTTTCCAACATCATTAACGTTAGATAAAGCAGAAGTAACAGAAATCTTTTCATCGTTAAATAATTCAATCCTTTTAGCTACTGAATCTACGGTTATATAAATTGAAACTACATTCATTATATTACATCGTTAATTAAATTGAAAGAGTATTCAAATTCCATTTCATAGTTAATCATCTTGTCTTGTAAAGATGTTTTTAAACTTGAAGATTGTGTTTTAATTTCTACAGGTTTACCATCCAATAAAATAGTTTCTGATAAAAGTAATTGCGTAATAATATCAGAATAGTTTTCATCAACCCATCCAGTATTTAATTTAACAGTTTGTCCACCATTAATATTAAATGATTTTGTTTGTCCTTGTGCTATGTTATAATCTAACGCTGAAGGCATCATTTTATATGCGCTACCTTTTACATTGATATTATTAATTTGTGCTTTAAAGAACGTTAAAAACTGCCATCCACCTTTTGCATTTATAAACGAACAAAAAACAGAAGTGTATTTAGGTTCGCACAAAGGAATTACTTTATAAGTTGCTAATACACTAGAAGTTGTATCATCTATAATTCTTAATCTATTTCCATTATCATAAGCAACGCCTTCGTTCGCTAATGCTATTGCGTAATTAAAATTACCAACATCTCCAATTCCAACTGAATCAATAACTGTATTTGAGTTTAACTGAATCCATCTAATATCTATTGCTTCAGCTCCTGTTGGATTTAAAAATAAAAGATTTATATATGGTATATTACCAGCATCACGATTATAATAAATTGTTTGCAAATCATTTGTTAATGGTATAATTGCGCTTTCAATACTTTCATTATATCCGTCTAAATATTTAGTATATCCATTTGTACTCGTATATGTAATTGTATCTAATAAAGTATCTGTTGTTGAAACTGTTTTATAACGTTCTACTTTAACAAAACACCAAGCATTGTTTTCTTCTACAGCAATAGGTTCAGGAACTAATGGCGCAATATTATCTATAAATTCTCTAACATAGTTTGATATATTGAAACTTAAATTTGTTTGCGTTGCACTTGGAATATTCTTTGATAATATATAAGTTGGAGTTGTAGGTTCTGTAGTTCCTTTATTCCAAATATATAACTTTACTTTTGCTCCAGTTTGTCCTGCTTCGTTTACGCTTATAAAGTATGGACTTCTTGTAAATATTAATTTCATTTTATATCTTTTAAATTTAAGTCTATTATTGTTTCTACATCTTGACCGAATGCTTTTATTAAATCAACATCTATGTATTTTTTATATCCTTCTTCAAATGGTTTTGTAAAGAATAAACTTGGTTTAATTCCTTTATTAAATATAGAACGTGTAATTAAATAAGCTGTAGATTCATAACTTAAAAATTTACCTGATTTTCTATCTCTAAATTGAAAACCTTTTTGTTTAACCCATTGATTTATTCCTTTTGTTAAACCACCTTTTCTACCTCTACCAGAACCAAACTGATATGGACTATTAGGAGCTTTATTAGAACTTGTTTTACCTTTAACACCTAAATCTACAAACGTACCATAATCATCCATTTGGAAACCTACAATAGTAAAGTTGTTTTCTGTTACTACTTCTCCTTTTAAACTATTATATAAAGACTTTGTATTGTTATGTCCTGACTTTGTTAAATTACTTCTCGCTTGTTGAATAACGTAATCACGAAATCTTTTTATAACTGCTTCTGTTTCTAGCATTTTGTCATTTTGTTTTCAATAGCTATATCAAATGTAAATGTAACACCTGCTATTTTATTCTCAAATCGTTCAGTAAAGAATTCAATGTTTGCAGTACCATTTACTAATTCATAATCTTCTGCTAATTCTCCTCGATTTAATACTTCTAAAAATCTATTTGCTACAGTTAACTGCGTGTTTAATACATCTTGTTCATTATCATTACCTAAGAATATATCTGTTACCTTTTCTTTTGATTCATCTACAATATCCATACATAATATAGATATATTGTAATTTAATACAGGACCTTGATACGATACTGAGTTAACTATAATATGGCCTAAAGGAAATATAGTTAGTTTGTTTAAATCAACTTTAAATATGTCTCCTGTTGTAACTGTATTGACAAACAAATCTTCTTGTAGTTTGTTTTTAATTACTTGTGTTATTTCGTAAAATGTACTCATTATCTTTTTTTAATTAAATCTGATTCTATTTGATTCTTTTGCTTTTCAAATGTTAGATATGTTAAACATTGGTTAATCGGTAACTCGGTGATTCTATCAAACCTTGTAAGGTCTCCTTGAGCAAGAGCATAGATTGAACTATACCATCCCCATCTTTGTCCGAACTGCGCTGTTGCAGAATAGTCTGCATTTCCTTGTTGTTCTCCAAATAATTCAGAGTAGACTTCAGTAATTCGTTGCCTAAATTGTAAAAAAAAATAGTAGCTCCTAATACAGCATCTAATGGAGCGTGTTTCATAACGTCTGAATATGTTATTGAACCATTATATTTTTCTATTGAATATGTATGCTTAAACTTTTGTTCTATTGGTCTATATAATACAGCCATTGCTTTGTGCATATTATCCCAGTCTCCTATGTATGTATCTAAATCTGTATATTCTCCAAATGATATTTCTTCTAAGTTAGGAATGAATCCAAACTCTATTCCACCAAGTTTAAACGTTTGAACTAATTTATGTTCTTTAGAAAACATTGCACTAAGTTTATTAGTTATATCGTTTACTTCAGAATATTTAATTGTAGCAACATCTTTTAAATCTATACCACAAAATAATTGAACCATCTTTTGTTGTAAGAACTCTCCTTCAGGATTATTTTTAGCAATAGACAAGAACTTTTGATATTGAATTAATTTAATTTCGTTTAATTCGGTCGGTATGTTAATTTCTAACTTCATATTATTGTTTTTTATTATAATAAAATAAAGTCATAATTGTATTAAACAAAAAAAAGCTACCATTTCTGATAGCTTTAAAAACTTATGTCAAAAGAGATACTATCTCTAAAGCACATTCATTTTAGTATATATTTGCTGTTGGTAATATACTATCGCAAGTAATTCTTATCTTGCACCTCCATTCGTGAGTTATCAGATACTCCAATGATTGTTGCTGTACTACCTGAATCAAGCAACTGCTATCTTTATTTAATCTTCTTCATTTGCAATTAAACAATCTTTACTGCAAAATTCATCTTCACAAGCGTTACCACAAAAACCACATTCGTTTTCTGGTGCTTCATCTGGGTTTAAAAAATCTAAATGTTCCATATCTTTTGTTTTAAATGTTATACAAATATAATACTTATGTTTTAAATAAAAAACAATTAACAAATATTTAACTATTCAAATATGCAGAAGCTATTAAATACATTTGCTGCATCTTTTTAATTTCACCTACATTTCTTGGTAAGTTAATCTGTACTTCTACATTCTTTTTGTGATGTATATAACATTGTATTGTAGCAATCATTTGTCCGTATGTCATAATCTAATATATAAAATAGTTTCCTTTATTAGGATTCTCTAATTGACTTGTAATAGCATAACGCATAGCATCTATTGCGTGATTGTAAGCATCTATTGGTTTATTTAATTTAACTCCTGTTTTATCTGTTAACCATATATAGTTTCTTAATTCGTTAATTAAGTTCTTGCTTCTTGATGTTACATATACTTTATTTTGATTGATTAAATTAAGACCGTATACGATACTATCTCTACCTTTTGTAACTGGTAATACATTATGTCCATAACTATTTAACTCAGCTATTGATTTAGGTTCAGCACAATCAGCGTGTATTATATCTTCTACTTGATTTGCTTTTAATAGATTAGATATTTCGCTATTTAATAAACCTTTCTTATAAATAACTTCATCGAATATAAACGAATCATTATATTTATACATTGCAACTAATGATGTAGGGTCGTTTGAATATCCAAAATCCATACCATAACAAAGTATTCTTGCTTCTAATGGTAAATCAATCTCTTGCCAATCAGGTATGCATACTCCTTCTAAAGAACCTGTTTGTCCTAATCCATATACTTGCCACCAATTCGCCCAATATGAAGATGTTAATGCTTTGACCTTTGCTGATTCTATTTCTTTTACAATCGTATCTGATAACGCTTCATTATCTAAATACGTTAATGTAATAAAGTCTACATTATCTTGTGTTAATATTTCTCTATCTACCCAAAACGTAGATGCTGGATTATAATCCAACCATATATCTCCTGAAGTTCTAATAGCCATTTGATAATATGAATCGAAGTCTATATTGTTGCACTCGTTTACATATAAGATATGTCGTCTTGCTCCACGTAATTTGTCAGGTTGGTCTACAGAAAAGAATTCAATATAACTACCGTTAGCAAACGTGTATTTTAAAGTACTCTTATTAAAGTTAGCATCTGTATATCTACCAAGTGCCATTATAATCTTTAAGAAGTCTTTTAAAGCACCTCTACGAAGATGTGGTATTGATTCTGATACAACACTAATTTCTAAATAAGGTTCTTTAATTGCTTTGTCAATAAGCAAAGGAAGTATTCCAAATGTTTTACCAGCAGATGTTCCACCTCGTACAACCTTAATACGTTGCTTTAAACGTAATAACTTTCTTATTGCAGTAGTTAATATAAACTCCATAAGATAGTTGCTTAAATTAAGTCTAAATCATCTATATTAAATATAGGTTGCTCATTCGTTACTGTAATGTCTTTTGTTTCTCTTGGTTTACCAGCATAGTAATTATAGAACAATTGAGTGAATTTAAAATCTCCATTCTCTAATCCTTTTTCTAATGCCATAAATGCTAAAGGTTCTAACACAGATAATTTTTCTATTAGTTGCACTTCTTCTGCTTTTGATTTACGACCAGCAGTTTTATGTCCTCCATTATTTTTTCTTTTATCTTCCATAATTAAATAAAATTATTATTAATTTAAAAATAAATAAAAATGTTTATTGTTTATCAGACTTGCTAATTAAGTAATACCAAAACCAAATTATCTTTGGTCTTATAAATTCATACGATAATAATATTAATACATATTTCATAATGTTATTGTTTATATAGTTCACCAAGTTCAATAGATATTTCTTTCCATCCTTCTATTTCTTGTTTTATATATCCTGCTACTATGAATCTATTATATTCTTTTGAATATTTATTAAATAGTATTGTTGCTCTTTCTTTGTGTGTCATAACTTTTCTATTTCTTGTTTAACTTCTTGCCAATAAATTACAGTATGATAACTTATTGTAACACTATGTATTTTTAATATCTCATCAACTGCTATTAATGCACATTGTTTTGCGTTATCTGTTTCGCCATATTTATCAAATTTCATTGCTAACTCTTTTGCTTTATCTATTGGTGTCATAGCTTTTCTATTTTTGTTTTAAAATATTTTATTAATTTTTCTTTTGTAAATGGAGTTATTTCTTCATTATAAGTTTGCATTGTAAATATTTTTTTTTCTTTATTTTCTTTATAAATAATTTCATAAAAAGTTACATAATCTTCAGTAAGGTCTCTATTTAATATTACATTTGGTTGAATTTTTATATTTAATATATTCATAATGTTACTATTAATATTATTACTATTGTTATTATCCAAGATATTATTTCTACCATTAATCTTTCTTGTTTATTTGTCATAAGTTTATTTGTATTTTATTTGTTGGACAACTTATTTTATGTACTCCATTTTTTAAGTGGCAATATTTACATTCTAATTCCCAATAGTATTCACATTCTAATCCATCGTTTGGTTCTTTAATAAAGTACGATTGCATATACTTACTCGGTTCTGCTTTATATCTGTAACACGTTGAGCTTAATTCGCAGTAGTTACCATTACACATTGTTATATCAGGCATAGTTATAGTTTTAAGTTATTATTCATTTTATAAAATGCTTCCAGTCTATCTGTTATTATTTGCTTTTGTTCTGTTCCTTCATATTGTTGCATTAGTTTATTTAGTTTGTCTATTGTTTTGTTTTCGTATTGTGGTTTGTCTTGTAGTTCTTTTATTTGTTTTGTCAAAGATACGTTATTAAATCTTAAGTTGTACAATTCGTTTTCTTCATCTGTATTTTGTGATTGTTCTACTTCTATAAAGTTACTTAATATTTTGTTTCTTAATCTTTTTAACTCTGGATTTGATTTCTCGTATATATCATACATTCTAACAGCGTGTATAATAGTTGCGTGATTTAATTCAATTGAATTACCTATTGATTGATATGTCTTATTAGGTTTTAATTGTTTTAATATGCTACAGTACAAACTTCTTATTTCTACTATTTCTCTTTTGCGTGTTCTTAAGTTTATGTTTGTATCTGTTTCTAATTTTATTATGTCTTTTAATCTTTCTGTTATTTCCATTTTATTTTTATTTTTTGTTTGTTATTTTTACTTAAATCTGTTAGTACGTTAAAACTTATTATTTGTAACGCTAAATTTATACCTTGACATTCTTCATATAGTTCTAATTCTTCATAATGTTTTAATATGTTTCTTACTTGAGTTAACGTTGTTCCTCTTTCTATTTCGTATAGAGTTAAGTTATAATGGTCTATTGCTTTATCATTCATTAAAATAATTCTATTTGATTTGTATTAATTTTATTCCACATAATTTTAATATCGTTTCTTCCATTTTCTTTTGTTATTGGTATACAAATATTTTCACCCCATATTTCAATCATTCTTTGTACACAAATTTTTTCTTTACCTAAGTCATAAAATATTTCTTTTAGACCACCTGCATTGCTTCCGTTAGCTGGGGCTGAAAAAGCAAATAAAGTTGTTCTACCTGTTTTTTGATTTAATTTAATTACTTGCATAGCAAAATCTCTATCTTCTTTACCCTCCACATATTCATTATAACGTAAACCAAACAATTTGGTATTGTCTACAAATACGCAAGAATCACAAAAACTATTTAAAACCATATCTTTATTAGCTGACCAAGCAAATTGCCTGTATTCTAAAGAACCTAATGCAATATAATTAGTTATAAATTGTTCTTGTGCTTGTTTTAAAGCATCGAAATCAGTTCTAATTAACTTTGTACCTTCACGATAAAATAAACCTGTTAAATCATCGTCTAATTGCCAGTAAGTATGTATTGAATTATTTTCTGTATATTCTTTAATATAATTTCTTACAAATGTTATCCCACCATTATTAATTGGTAAAACTAAATAATTAAAATTAGGATATTTAATTTTATATTTTTCATAATCTTGCGGTTCTACAACTGCTGTAATTTGTTGATTAGTATCTTGTGAAAATTTTAATAGGGTTGAATTATCTACTCTATTTTTTGTTGGTATAAATATATTTAGTGTTTCCATATTAAAATAATTTAGTTTGATTAGTTACTTTTTCTATGCAGATTCTTTCTGCTTGTTTCTTGCTTAATAAAAAACCTTTATCAATTCCACCTGTGGCACTTTTGAAGCCACTGAATAATGCAGGTTTATTAAACTCATAGTATTGTTTTAAATGTTTGGTAGCAAATATATAAAATTCTTGTTCATTACCAATTACATAAAGCCAACTTTGGTTTTTATAAATACCGCTTTCATATTTTGTGTAACCATAATCACGTTCAATACTTATAAATAAATTACCTGTTTCGGTAAAACGTTGGTCATTTTTAATTTCAATACCTTGTCTGTTTTCCCCCTTTTCAAATTGTTCTTTTAATAAAGTGTAATGGCTTAAGTTAATGTTTTTTTGTGTACAGAACCAATCCATTATGTATGATTCAAATTCAAATCCTTTTTCTTGTTTTATTGTTGTTATCATTTTTATAAATTTAAGTAACCTGTTTTATCCATTTTCATTTTTAATAATTCTTCTTTTGGTTGTTTGCATTTATACATATATTCCCTGTAGTAAATAACAAAACTAATTCTTAACCAATCTTCTTCTGTATTTATAAAGTCTGTATTTCCGTGCCACTTGTGTACGTCTACAAAAAGTATATCTGTATTTTGTAAATCTATTGCTACTTTATATTGTGGTAAACAAAAATAACCACCTGTCCAATTACCTTCTCGGTATGCAATTAAATTACCAAACCCTTCAGGGTAATCGCCAGCATCTTGGTGAACTGCTGTTCTAAAGTTTTTATTAACTGTTACAGTCGTAAAAGCTGTATTATCTATAACATAGTTTTGATTTGTTCCTTGTGCTATTGCTTTTTGTTTTGCATAATGTGCTGGGCAAAGTTCTTTATATTTATTATCAACAAATTTAACAAATGGTATTCCTGATTTATATTTATCAAAGTAATTTTTAGCAAAAGCAGTCTTACGACAATATTTAACCA